TAGGCGCCCGAGACATCATCCGGCATGGTTCATCCGGCCGGCGCCCCGGCGCCGCGTAGCCCCTGCCGGAAGGCCGGCGCGGCGGGTATCCGGCTCATCCTGCGTACGTCCATAGACGGAAGGGATCGAGCAACCGATAGAACGCGGCCGGCATCTCCGCTGGCACGTCGCCCCGGTTCTCGTAATAGTGCGCGGTGCCGACCAGGATCGCTTGGCGGATCGGCATCGGAATCGCCGCCGGGTCCGCGTCGTCATAGCCGGCGGTATAGTCGATCACCATCGACTGTTGCGGTATGCGCGGTAGCAGCGCCGGCTGGACCGCGACATAGCCCGGCTCGACCGCAAGATTGAGGTCGTAATCGGTCGCGGGGTCCGCAAGCGTCATATCGCCGAGCGCGCCCCACATGATTTGCTCGACCGACTGGCACGGCGCGCGCGGAAGCTCGATCGGCCGCTTGACCAAGGGCGGCCAGTTGAGCGGGAACACGATCAACGATTGCGGCACGAGCGGCGTCGCGGTCGGCGGCGGCGCCCAGGTAATGCTGTACTGGAGGTGCTGGGTGAACAGCGCGCGGTTTAGGTAGGCTTCGGCTTCCATCCGCGCACCGGACAGATACATCGCGATCAGGTTGTCGTCATAGCCGGCATCGATCCGGCAATGCTGCCGCGCGAGATCGACCGTCACCGGGTCGGTCAAGGGCGGCGTGATGACGCGAAGCGACGCATACACGGCAGGTTACTTTTTGACGATCCCGGTCGGTTGCGCCTGCCGGGCCGGCGCCGGATCCTCGGTCGTGCCGACCGGCACAGGGACAAACAGTTGCAACGGCTGCGCGAGCCGCTTCGCTTCGAGATCGCGCGCCGCAGCGAACGGGACGGCGATAAGCTCGCCGACCATGTAGTGCGAGAAGCGACGCAAGGTCCGCATCTGCACCATCGTCCCAGCCACCACGCCGCTCATGTCGCGGCTTCCGCGACGACGACGGCGTTAGACGGAGGTGCGGCCGCCGAGCCGATATCGTTCGTCGCCGTGACGACGCAGGTCGCGGTCTGTCCGACATCGCCGGCATTGACGGTATAGGTCGCGGCATCGGTACCAACGTCTACGCCGTCAAGCTGCCACTGGTAGGCGTACGCGGTCGGCTTGTTGGTCCACTCACCCATCGTGCAAGTGAGAACGTCTCCAGCCTGGGAGACGTTGGGCACTACGGTATTCGCGGGCGGGTCCGTCGGAGGTCCGGTATCGATCACGCCCTGCTCGGCGAGCGCGGCGGCTTCGTCGGCGGTGAAGTATGCCGACTCGCCCGCATTGTAGCTGAGATGGTGGCGGGTAAACGTCACTACCTGATCGCGTTCCGGGATGCCTTCGACGGACATTGCGCGTCCTCCTGTTAGATCGGATCGGTAAGCGTCGGGGGAGCGTTCGCACCGGTCGCCAGAGCGGGCCGGATGGCGGTCGCTTGCGACCACGTAGGATTGAGCGGCTGGGTCGTGTAAGGCGCCCCAGGCACGCCAGGAAGGCCGGAGAAGGCCCAGTCCTGCGTCAGCAGCACAGCCAGCGATTGAAGATGCCGCATGTTGAAGTCGTGCTCTGCGATAACGCGGAACAGCGACTGGTCACGCTGGAAGGTCGAGATCATGCCGGTGCCGTCATTGTAGGCCGCGACATCCGAGGCATCGACGACGACGTTGTAAGTATCGGCGATCACGACATCGGCCATATCAGCGAAATAGACCTCCGATCCTGTGGAGAAGGTCGAGATCGATAGATTTGTCGGTATCTGTTGCGTAATGCGGATCGGATAGCCTTCGAACATGCCGCGCTCGATCTCATCTTTGTAATAGAACCCGCCGACCGAGTCGCGAGCGGTCGCGATAAAACGGGCGATCGTCGGCGCCATGATCCAGGTCGGACGGATCATACGCGACATGCCATTTTGAAGCACCAGAATCGCCGCCGATGCTCCGGCAATAATGGCGGTCAGTGTGCCCCCTGGCGTTATTGGCGTGACGATAGGGGTGACCGTGATGATATTCGCGGCCAGCGCCAGATGGCGCATGCCGATTGGACCCTTGTCGGTGCCGTCGCCGCGCATAAAGGCTAGATCCTCGCGGCGCGCGATAGTCTGCACAAGATCGTCGCGGACCACCTCCTCGACGCCGATCGGCGCGCGGCGGATCAGATCGTTCGACACCGGGACCATCGCGGTCAGTTTCTTGGCCACGAAGTTCACATCGTCGAAGCGCTCTTGCGAGGTTACGATATCGTCGGTCTCATTCTGATAGTTGGCGGTCGCGCCTCCGGCCAGACGCGGGATCGTCAAATTGCCCATCGGCATCCCGACTTCCATCGGGTTCGCGCCGCGCACCGCGGTCGAGGCACGAAGCAGCTCGATCAGGTCCGCCATGAAGTCCTGCGGGATTAGCGCGCCGCCTTCTCCGGTAATTCCGCCAACGAGCGCGCGGGCCACGATGTCGTCGCCGAAGCGGGTCGAAATGAATTCCGCTGCCTTCTCCATCGAGACCTTGTTATAGCGCGCATGCAGTAGACCGAGGACGTAACGCGACGCCCTGATGCCACGCTTTTCCTTGATCCCGGTGAACGGGTCGCGCTTGGCGCGCGCTGGTGCCTTCTCGGCGCTGACGCGGAAGCTGGCGCGACGCCGAGCATCGAGGTCCTTGTCGTCGTCGGTGTCTTCGCCGTCGTCGCCGTTCGCGTCTTGCGCGCCTTCGGCGGCGGCTTGCATGGCGGCGGCGACGCGCTGTAGCCGCTGGTCGATCGCGGCGAGCGCGGCAGCGAGCTGATCGAAGGTCGTCGATTGATTCTCATCGAGCGGCTTGTCGTCGCTATCCTCTTTGACGATCTCGCCCATTTTGCTGACGATCTCGGAACGCCGACGCTTTAGCTCGCGGTGCTTCTCGGAAAGTGTTGACATTGCTTGTTCCTCTGTGTGTGCGGCGCGGTCGCGCGCGCGGTTATTCGGTTGCTAGTGCGAGTTGGAGCATGCGTCGGCGGCGTGCTCGTGCTCTTGTTAATTCTTGATTGAAGGCGGTAACTTCCTCACCGGTCACAGGCGGCGTATCGCCCGCGATCGCGGTTCCTTCGCCGGGTCCTGGCGCCTCGATCAGCGCCTCGGGGTTCGCCGGAACGGTGACGATAGAAAGCTCGACAAGCTCCTGCTCCTCGAAGTCGATACCGGGGAACCAGTCGTCGGCGCCGCGCGACTGATCGCGCGTGTAGTCCCACTTGATCGGCCGGAAGCCGACCGAGGTCGCGGCGAGGAACCCTCGACAGGCGAGTTGATACACAGCATCGGCGAACGGGCCGCGCTCCGGCGTTTCGGGCGGGATGAATTCCACCGTTGCCTTAAGCGCGCCGCCAGCGAGGTGCACATCAAACGCTTTGCCGATCGGCAGGGCGGATGCGTCATGGCCCCACAGCACGACGGCATTGCGCCGGTAATTCGCTAAATCCCAGCCGGCCGGATTGATCACGTCCTGCTCGCGATCGACGCTGCCGGTCGAGATCGTAAAGCGCAGCGCGCGCATGTCGCCGCCAAGCTGATCGACGGGCGCGACCATCTGCTTGCGTACGCCGATGCCGGCGCGGGTGACGTTGCGGCCACGGTTGTATGTCTTGAACTGCGTCGCGCTAACGATCAGCATCACATTGTTCCGCGTATGATAAAGCCGAACACGCGCCAGCCGAGCAGGAACAGGAGAACGAACAGCGGAAGCCAGCTTCCCCGGTTCCAGTAGCCTTGGCCTTGCGGACCGCCCCAGGTTCCGAAGCCCCAGAATAGTATCCAGATCAACATAATCAGCCAGAAGATGAACCCGATATCCATTTACTCGGTCCCTCCCGGTTCCGGTTTAGGCGGCGTCGCGCTCGGCGCGTTCGCGGTCTCGGAGGCCGGGGAAACGCGCGGATCGAGGCTATCGGGCGGCACCGCGGTGTTGAGCGGGACGCGGTATTCGTCGCCGTGGCCGTCGTCGATCGGATTCATGTTCTCCCGAGCGCGGACCTCGTTGCGGTTCAGCCAGCCGTTGAGCGTGCCGACCTGATATGCCTGATACCGCGTCAAGAGATCGCCGCGCGTCATGTCGTCAAAGTCGAACTTGCACTCGAGGATCGAGCGCTCATCGTCGAACAGAAGGTGATGGTCGAACAGTTGCTCGATCAGCCGCGCGGTCGGCTTTAGCGCGCTATCGACATACTGCTGATTCTGCTGCTCGATGTTGTTCAGCGTCGCCTTGTCAAGCTCGCCGAGCCGGTGCGGCGGAACGCCGTACAGCCGACAGATATCGACTACCTGGAAACGGCGCGTTTCAAGGAACTGCGCTTCCTCGTTGGTGATCGCGACCTTATCGAACCGCATGCCTTCCTCGA